CCCCGCGCTAACTTCAGCATCAGCACTATCCCCGTTTCTTTGTCAAGCTCTGACACGTCTGGGGTGTTGTTAGTCGCCATCTGCCAGCCGTTGCAGTCCCAATCGCCGCAATCGCACGGAACAGGATATAAGCCCAGGTCGTCAAGTTCTTGAAAGCTCAACTTACTGCCCGCTGCATACTGCTCGACAAATTCTTGTATGGTCAGGTTGCTCTCGCTCATCCTGCTAACTCCTTCACTATCTCCTCACCCGCCTTGGCGAAAAACTCCTCAACCTTGCCCTTCTGCTCTTTGGCATGCTCTGTCATGCGCTTCCAACGGCCTGCATGGACAGCGGCCTGCTTTGGCCCGATGACATAAGGCGCATAGGGGATGGCCGTGCCAATAATGCCTCTGATTTCTCCGCCTACGCCCTTGATCTCGCTGGTGATGCTGCGGCCCAGGGTCCCTGTCCGCCTGTAGGTGCTCATTGGCGGAGGCGCTGGGTACACGGCCACCTTGCTCTGCAAGAAGTAGACTGCCTTTGTCATGGCCTTCTTGATCTCGGCGTTGACGACCTTGTTGGACGTGCCGAAGCGCTTTAGCAGTTCGTCGAGACCTTCGACGGTTATGGTTACGTCGTCAGGCATTTTGAGCCTACTCCATAATAATGGGTGTCCACCAACATCTGCACGATGGATGGGCAGGAATTTCGTATCCTATGTTTGTTTTGGGATGCTTTGCCGGCTCTCTCAGCGTGGCTATTACGCCCCGTGCCATCTGTTCCTCTGGGCTAGTCGGTTGCGCCTCCTCCTCAATAACTTCCAAGCCTCCCAATGGCCCGCAAATAGGACATACCCTTTCATCGTTCGCAGTAGTCCAGCGCCGCCCCCTGACTACCCCGCTCTCCTCCCACGCCCTGGTGTTGGCCTCGGCAAAGACACGGGTGATCTCTGTAGCTGCAATCATCTCAGCACGGACGGGATTGACAAATATCTTCTGCACTCTAGCTACCAGGTCGGGGAACGTCTCCCCTGCTTCGATCCAGTTGTTGATGCTCGCCTGTAATCGCTTGCGCGTAGTATCGTTGATACCACTGATAAGAGAGTAGCTATACTTTCTGGCCCACTTCGCCGCCGCCGCATTGACTAGCTCCCATTCAGCTCCGATCTCGAATGGCAGCTTGCCGATAGCTAGCAGCACAGCCTCCTCCATTGCCTGCTCAAAGACGGGCAGCATTAACTGAACGTGGTCTTGCTCAAAAGCAGCCCACATCGCCTTGTCACGAATGAGGTCGGTCCCTACCGCCTTGATTTGCTTTTTAACGTCCCGATTCTTTTTAAGCCATTCCAGCACTATGTCCTGGTGCTTGCGCCAGACTTCCAGCAGGCCGTTCAGCAGCTTGTACTCCCAAGCCTGCTTCTGCCGCTTGTCGGGGTCTTCGTCAGGGATAGCCTTGCCAGCCTGGACGAAAGGGGGCTGCAAACGCAGCCTTCACCTCCTCCAGCGTGGTCGCTGCCGATAACTCCGCCTCGACACTGGCTTTCACATAAGCAGGTATCACGTCACTGACGAACTCCCGTTCGGCGGGGTTGCGCTCCGCCTTGAACTCCCTTACCGCCACGTCCCGCCACTTCCGCAAGTCGTCCTGGTAGTCAAGGTACGCCTGCACCTCTACTTCGTGTTCTCTCTCTCTGGCAATCGCCATTCCCTGTGCCATAGCTGCTTTTAGGGCTGCTTTAGCCTCCTCTACCTCTGCCGCTGACATAGCCTCAGGCAACCCCACCACCTCTCCCATCGGCGGCAGTTGCCAATACTTCTGGCGGATCTCGTCCACGGCCATCACGGGCGTCGGCATCCCTGTCATTGGGTCAATCGTACCCCGCAGGATGAGTTCTAATTCCGCTAGCTCAATGTCCTTGTCGGGTATGCGAATGTCTTCGAAGCGGCCTCGCAGGTTGTCACCGTAACGGCACAGCGGCCCCTTGTTGATCTGGCTGCTGACACGCTGCAGCTTGGGCCACAGCGTGTCATTGGTGAAGGTGCGCTCAGCGACCTTAGCGTTAGCCTCCGTCGCGTTCTCGCTCCACTTCCCCATCGGGATACCGTAGATGTTAAATATCTGCCGCTGGGTCAGGTTGAGTAATTCGAGGAACTGCATATCCTTGTGGGGGATACCCAGTGTCTTCACGTCCACCGAGCTACCCCGCACAAAGGCTATTTTGTGCGCGTTACCTATCCCACCATACTTCCCTTGCCACTGCTTGACTACCGTCTCGTAGTCGGAATCACTGATGGCGTTCTCAATGCTCACAATGGCAGAGGGCATGGCGTTCTCTCGGAAGAAGCGGGCGTTCCACTCCTGCGCCGCGCCGTCCTGCTCGATGGTGTACCGCAGGGCCTCCAGCGGCGATAAGCCAATGTAGTCCTCTATTGGATGCCACCGTTTGAAGTGGACAACCTCGTCTTTGTACAATGGCAGGCTTTGGCCGTCTACGGTGTAGACGTAGCCCTTCAGCCACTCATCGGGGTCTGGCACTGGCCGCATCCTGTCCGACCGCAGCCACCAGATTTCCAACGGCTCACTGCCAGCAACGGGCCTGCCGTCCGCACCCGATGGCAGGGTCAGATACCAATAGGCGTTCCCTGTGAGTTCTAACGACCCGAAGGTGGCCTCCATGAGTTCGTAGCCGCTCATGCTCTCATTCGGATGTGCTAGCCGTTGCTCGAAGGGGTGGGCGGTGATCTCCGTCTCCTCTTCGCCAGCTACACTGAAGACCTGATAGGGGACGGCGGCGGATGCTTCCATGATGCGGGTGACACAAAAGTAGACCCAAAGGCTGGACTGGTAAGTAGCCGCCTGCTTTTCAAACTCGGAGTAGTCGGGGAGGCGCCACTTTTGCGCCTCGGCCGTCCTGCGCTGCCAGTCTAGTATACCACCCGTCTGTGCCTTAGCGTAGCCACGCGCCTTCAGAAAGTTTTCAATAATGCCCATGTACTAACTCCAGTTAGACCCACTCCATAGAGAACTTGGACTTGCCAACCATGAGCTCGGTCAATGTCCACACCGCCGCGTCCAACCTGTTAGGCGACTTGCCGCCAGGCACCCACGTACAATACTCATCTTCCAGCTCCTCGAATGACCCAACGTGGTGAACGCGCCCCTGTTCGTAGTAGGCCGCAATCGGCTCGGCTCGAATAGCCTTGCCACGGCTGGCCCAGACCAACTCGAAGGCCACGTCCTTGCCGCCGTCTACCGACTCGATGGTGAAGCCTACCATGTCGCCGCCGAAGTTCTTCTCGGCCACGAGCTTGCCCGCTCTCATTCGGTTGTAGGTAGCGACGGACTGGCCGCCCCACTCAGCAGGCGTTCCCTGCTTGCTGTCATCAGCTATCAAGTAGCCGTGCAGGACGCCGTCTATCATGGCCGTGCCGGCCGCCACGATACCGCACTCATCCCCCGTTGCACTGCCTGGGGGGTCTACTCCCACCACCACACGGTCGAGGTCAGGGTGGCTCGTAACGCGGTACTTCTCCAGCGTCTCCCGCGTCCATAGAGCATTAGGGCTGTCTGCCAGTTCCTCAGCGTCAATCTCGGCACGGATGGCCAGGGCTGTCATGTCGAATGTAAGCTCATCCAACGCCACCTTGGAAAGGTGCGGGTTGTCGCGACTCGTGAAATGGAACGCCGCCCACCGCCCCGTCGTGTCGCTCTCGGCTGTCTTGTAAAGCGTGCTGGCGTGCTTGGCGTAGCGGCTCGGCGTGTAGATAAACACGGCAGAGCCATCGTTGTCCAGGAGCATCGGCGCACCTACTCGCCCCCACGCCTCGGCGGTTAGCGGATTCTCTTTGTCAGGCTTCATCAGCTGGTATTCATCCAAGATGAGCACGTCGGCGTAATCACCCCGCAAGGTGTCGGCGTCCCAGGCCGTCTTTGCCCTGATACGCTGCTCCGTGCCTCGTTTCTCTATAATATGCCTACCGTCATTCTTGTAACAATGACCAGAGGCAATGCCCTCGGCTAAGGCCCGCTTGACCTCAAACCAGAACTTGCCCACCTGATCTTCCGTCGGTGTTCCATACAAGACACGACGACCATTTAGGAATCTGTCAACAGCAATATCGGCAGCCAGCGTTGTTTTTCCGCTACGCCTACCCGCCCTAATTACCTTCCGCTTGGCAGTGCTCTCCTGAATCTGCCTCTGTTTCTGGTGGAGTTGCCTCAGGTGTACTACTAATTCCATTTCTCACTATCCGCCAAACAACTTCCCCGCCCTGCTCTATTCGTTCCGTCTCCATCCCTGCCGCCAGCCGCGCCTGCTTCGACGCCGCTTCTGCAAACCTCACCGCGTCACCGTGCCGCCAATTCACTGGCTTGATAATCTGGATGCTGGTAACTCTGCCCTTACTGTCTCTCTCCTGAACGTTCTCCACCTCGTAAAGAGGCCAGGCCAGCATCTTGTCAAATCGCTGCAACAGCTTCTGGGCGACTTCCCACTCCCGCTCCTCTTGCTCGTCCCGTCGCTGCTCCCACTTAGCCTCTTTCAGTTGGCGTTGATGTTTGTCCCAGGCCTCGGCGCGTTGCTCCCAATTCCACTTTTCAGATGCTCGCCGCCATGTGCCTGATCTGCGATTCGTCCTTTTTCGTCCTATGTCGTCCCGCCACCGATTCACACATTCCAGCAGTGAACGCGGCTTTTCCATGAGCCGATAATCCGTAAATCTGTCATACCACAGATTCGGCTCAAGGTTGCCGTCTTTGTCTCGTTGTCGCTCCCATGCCTGTTCACCTGCCACATTCAATCACCTGTTCACCCCAGGGGTGAATCGCTGTTCACGTTGCCAGAAGGCGAGGGTCGCCGTTGGTCATGGTCGCCCACCTGTCAATCGCCACCGCCGCGTATTCTGGCGAAAGTTCTACTCCCAAGCAT